CGACACCGAAGCCTTGGCTGTCAAGTATTTGTGTTGCCGCCTGACCGAACATGATCGGTCACACACGCCACGGACGCCACGAACCATTTTGGTTCTGAGTGCGATACGCAACCTGATTCGTAGAGCTGTTCCACGCGCACACCTCAAACCGTCCGTCTTTGTTTTGTGCTGCGGTGATCGAGTCCACACCGAACGGTTGCCCATCGTTGAGCGCCACCCACGGACCCCAATTACCGTTAGGACGTTCCTGCCAACGATGTGTGACCTGACCAAGAACACAACCGAACTGCACAATGCCACCATCGAACTTTGTAACCATGTGCATCAGTTGTTTCTGCTTTCCTGTGGCACCAGTCAACCGGCGCATGAACTCTTCTACCGGCCACGATGGGCCGGGGTCTGTGTGATCGGTACCAATACCAGCGGCACTGCAAAGACCGTGTGTGGTGATCCCGCGCTTGCCGGCCTTGAGCCCATCAACGTCAACCCATTGACGTGGGATCTGGTAGCGGTCACATAACGCTGCGACCAGCTGCACGACACGATCTAATTGTTGTGACGGTGCACCTGGTGCAAGCCAATCGGTCTGATAGGCGTACCCTGATTGCTCGATGCCAACTGACGGACCGTCGTAGTACCAGTTCGCTGAACCAACATGCCATGCCTGGTCGATCGGATGAACACCAGACCACACGTTGTCTGGGTCAACCATGTAATGCGCTGACGCCCTGAGTGAAGTGGGCCCTGCGAACCATCGTGCGACCTGTTCAGCACGCCCCACTTCTAACGGGCATTCCATGGAATGCAGCACAATGAGTGTCGGGATTTTACCGGCAGTTGACCAGTACTTAGCCTGTATGAATGGGATCGTGTCGAGATCCATTAGAGCGGTGCCCCACTGGGGCCGATATCCTCGACGATGAACTTCGTTGCTTGCACAGTTGACCCGAGTACGTTGACGGAGTTTGTGATGCCTTGCATGTAGATCGTGTAAACAGCGTTAGCGGCTGACGTACCAACCCAACTAGCACCAACCTGATAAATGGTATCGACAGTTTCATTACACGCAGCGATACGTGCGACCTTTGTTGCTGTACCAGTGGTGTTCCACACCTCAGCAATAAAACCGCCACCCGCCGATGCCTCCGACAGCGAAGCGATCAAAGTGAACTTCAAATACCGGTTGTCTGTGAACGTAACGGTGGTGCGCAAACCTGTTGCGAGCTCAGCCAAGGTAGTTGTGCGCACACGGTCGCTGGTATCAGTCTTTACTGATCGGATACCCCACGGTGCGTTCCATCCGGGGCCTCTCGTCCAGTTCGCACCGTTGTACGCATATAGCCCTTCGCCACTGTCACCTGACTTCACATAGCAGAGCATGCCGTCAACAAGATCCGCACCAGTGATCGCAGCATCTCGAGCAGCAGTTGTTGCAAACTGATAGACGACCTGTGACCCGACATAACCGTTGAGATCATTAGCTGTCAGAACATCATTCGTGTTCCACTTTTTAAACCCTGGCATCACAACCCCAATCGTGATGTGCCAAGCACACCATCAGTAGCGCTATCAAGAACAAAGAACTGGGTAGGAGCCGGCCCCAAATCAAACGACAACAACACGTTGTCGGGCCCAATCTCACCCTTGACTGCTTGCACCTGCAATGTCTGGTTGATCGCAGAACCCACAGACTGTGGTCGACGTTTCACAACCAATTTCACACCAATTTCGGCGTATAAGATCTTCGCCTGCTCAGAACCAACACGGCCACGTAAAGACAACGACAACGAATTGATGCGTGTCTGAGGAGTCTTGTATCGGCGCAGAAGGTCAATCGCGAGTTGCTCACAAAAAGCGTCGGTGTCGACTTCAAGGTCAGTGACTTCAAGCGTGCGAATGAAATATTTGCCTTGCGATGTTGTGTCGTTACGTGTGTACGTCGCGCCGTTGTTGCGAGACACGATGACACGGTTTGCGATATCAGCATCTGGTTGCTCGATGACAATGTCGGAGTACTTGTATTCGGCACCAGAGTCACCGAACGTCAACCAGGTGACTAGTTCTGCGAATGTTTTTCGTGTCCAAAAGTTGATCTCACCGCTAGTGCTCGCCCACAACATGCCCTGTTCAGCTGCTTCGCATTCTTGGAGCAGCGACAACGCTGTCTTGCCTTGAAATCGTGCACCTTGCATCGTTGACAACCCAAACAGCAAATCGCGACCATCAGAAGGCCAACCAACAGCATCAAGGATACGTGCAGCACGCTGATCTGTTCGTTCCCCAGCACCAAACGTGCCAATACCTAACGCGTAATGATCAGCGACAGTCGCCGCTGACAGATTGCTATTCCAAATCAGGAACTCATCGATCGTTCCGTTAAACGTCTTAGAGCTCTTGTATGTGTTCGTGTAATAGGTGCTGCCACCAATCACTCCGGACTCGGAACCACCGAAGACATATTCGGTAGGGACGCCACTAGCGGTCAGCGTGGCCGCTACCCCATCCACATAAAGACCTGGTGTTCCGTAGTAGTTGATGACGACGTGATGCGGTTTGCCGTCGTTGACCAGCACGCTCGACGTGTACACCTTGAACGTCGGTGTGTCGAGATCCCCAACACATGCCTGCACAACCCCATAACCCAAATATGAAACCATTTGCGCCCAGATCGCAGCTTCTCGCGATCCTAACGACACAAGCGCATACGAATCAGAACCCGCTTGCGTTGATTGCAACCAAAACTCAGTTGCGAAACTGATCGGAAACAGCGTTGACCCAAGCGGCTCTTTCCAAAGGCCGTTAAACGCTTGGAAGTCGTCAGTGAACTCGCCACCCTGATTTGAGTCGTCAACAATCAAACCAGCAACAGACTTGCCTTGCTTACGTGAGAACCCTGCGACAGTCGCATCACACCAACGCCAGTCATTCGCAACGGACCCTTCGTCGTTCAACGTGAACGAGTCACCATCATTGAACCGCAACCATGCCAAAGGGTTCTCGGCAGCGATTGTCTGCTCCCACAAACCCGGCAATGTCAACAAGTTCAAGACACGAAATGCATCGCTGCAATTGATGCTAACGGTTGCATCACCGAACATTTCGTAGGTTTGCGGCCATGAATCTACGTATCCAAAAAAGACTGGGATATCCGATGTTGTGTTTGTTTCATCAACAATTGACACTGTGATTCTGATAGGACGCAACGGTGTCAATGCACCCGCATACGGTGACGACGCATACTCAGGATCAAACCTGCGGTCAGCGTTAGCTAAGACAACTGAAGCTGAACCTGTTTGGAAGGTGTCCAGTTCGTTCGAACGGCCTCGAGACCATGACAACGAGCGCACATACTGGGTTACGTCGCTCCACACAATGTCCGACAGTGTGCTGTTCAACGGCACCGTGTTGACGCCACCACTCGTAGTCGAAAACCCAATCTCAACAGTGCAGCTCACACCATCAAACAATGCGCTCACGCGGCCCTCCAAGACTTACCGGAACGACGCTCAAACTCACGGATCGATTCGACAACAGCCTGACCCACCGAGGCTTTGTCAGCAGTCGGGGACACAGTCACGTTTACGTTGTACACCGAAGCGCCACCGCCACCACCGTTCATGCGACCCAACAACATCGCCTGCTGATCTTGTGACAGAACCATCTCACCGGTCTGCAACATCATCGGCACATTCGCACCAGGCATACCGCCAACAATGCCGCCAGCGTGCGCCCACTGTGTCAGCTTCGGAATGCCGAACGTCTTGCCGCCAATACCGGGCACCCAACTGGGAATGTCAAAACTCAGACCACCAACGGTGCTATTCCAAATCGACACAACCATGTTAAACGCAGACTTAAACGCACCAATAATGGCATCTTTGACACCATTGAACACGGTCGATATGCCATCTTTGATCCACTGAAACTTTTCCCACAACCACTGAATGCCACCCCAGATCAAATCAAACGTCGTCTGAAGGATCGTCCACCACAACTGCAGATAGGCGATGATCATGTCGATGATGAATTTCACACCTTCACGGAACCAGTCAAACTTGTTCCATAGGTACACCACCGCAATGACCACCAACGCAATGATCACAATGATCAGCAACAACGGCCACGTGACACCAAGTTCAGCAATCGCCAACGCAGCCATCACACCAGTCAGAATGATGCCGGCCACGATGATCACACCAATAGCGATCTGCAGAGCAAGCAGTGCACCCTCATGCTCTTGGAAGTACTTCGTTACCTGATCGATCTTCGGGCCGATGATGTCCATGACCTCACCGACCTTGTCAAAAATGCCCGACGCGATCGGCTCCACAGCCAACATGATCCGATTTTTGAGCTTCGTGAACTTCTCACCAAAGTCCTCAGTGTCGGTCGTGGCCTTGGCGATCGTGTCGCCCTCACTGATCGACTTCTTCAAATCGTCGTAGGAAAGCTTGCCTTCACGAATCAGCTGACCCATAGTGGCGCCCTTAGTGCCGAACGCCTTCACCGCAATACCAGCTGCTTCAACGTCACCCGGCGCGTTCTTGATCGCAGCAAAAGTCTCATCAAGGTATGTTCCTGCGTCTTTACCTGCTTTACCAGCAAGACCCAGATTCTTCTTCAAGAACGGCATGACATCACCAGCGTCAATGCCGGCCTTGGCAAGCGAACCAAGGAACGCTGTTGAAGTCTGAAAGTCCATGCCCGACGCACGAAGTATCGCGCCCGAATCGCCAAGCGCCTTCGCCAAATCAGCGACAGGTACACCAGTCTGCTGGGCAGCACGGAACAGCACGTCAAGCGCGGGTGCCTGGTAACCCGCAATAACCCCAAAGTTCTGAAACGCCTTCGTAACAGCATCAACATTGCCGGCGAGATCAGTGCCCGTCATCGCTGACAGATCAATCAGCGCTTTCGTGACATCCTCAAGCGGCTTACCAGTTAGATCCAGTTTGCTGTTGAGTGTTGCGATCGTTGCAGAAGCTGCGTCGAACGAAGTCGCAGTTGTTGAAGCAACAACCTTCAGCGACTCCTTGAGACTCTCAAGCTCAGCACCGGTCCTGCCGGTGTTCGCACGAAGATTGTCGTACACCCCGTCGAACGTCTGCCCGATCTCGAACAATGCACCAGCCGCAACACCAGCTGCACCAAGCACACCAGCGCCGAGACCGCCGGCCACCTTCGCAGCTGACGACAAACCGCCCTGCACCTTTTTGTTCAGCTTGCTCATCTCGCCTTGGGCTTTCTTCAGCCCGGCATCATTGAAGGTTGACAGAACACTGATTGTCACAGCCATGATGTCAACCCTTCGTAGACGAAATTGCAGCTAAACGCATAGATAGTTCTGATTCGCGACGGTGGATGATCTCGAGCACACCGGCTTGGAGTTTGGCGTCACCACCGGCGTCACCCCACGCACGCCACAACACGCGCGGTTGTTCGCCGTGATAAAGCGTCATCGCTGTAATCATGCGCCGGCCACTGTCAGTGCGGCCACCTTTGCGTCCCATGCCTTCGAACGCTGAACCGGCACCGTCAGTGTTGCGTAACTCCCAAGATGACACGACAGCTTCGCCGGGTCTGCGTTTTTTCTTCTGACCCTGACGGATCACAATGCCTTTGAGGATTGCGCCCTGATCCCAGTTCGGGAGTTTTCCAGCAGCGTTGTCTTTGCCTCGTCCTGAACCTTGACGCCAACCTGACAATGCCACATTCGGCACCATTGACTTTGCGTCAGTGATCACCGGTTTCAGATACGCACGGATCTCTTTATCCATCGCACGTTTGAGATCAGGTGCGAACGTAGCCATCTGTTTTTTGAGATCTGCGTAACCCTTCAGCGACGCATCCAACTTCACCTGGTCTTTGACATCAGGTGGATTGGCGAACAGGTTAGCGATGTCTTGCACAGATACGTTCGCCATAGGTTTACCTGCGTGCTTTCGCTTTTTCGGCTTCGCGTGCCTGTTCTTTGAGCACTGCCACAATTGCGTTGAAGATCTCCGGTGGGCACTCGAGCAGGTCGATAGGACTGATGCTGGTAGCCACAGCAACCTGGGCTACCAGCAACGTCATCGACTCTCTAAAGGGAGTGCCTTCTCATCAACTGCTTCAATGCTGTCGATCTCACCAAGCCACTCATCGAACGGCTTGACGATCCGCAACGCGAGCTGCGAACCACGCCACGCCACATAACAGAGAGCTTCATACGAAGCTGATTCGGCTGCGAACAGCTTCGACATTGGCTGCTTGAAGTGACGTTCAACTTCGACGATGACCTTGGGACCGATGTTGAGCTCATACGAATCACCAGCAACTTCAATGACCCGTAAACGCATGAGCCCGGCCATTAGGCAGTGGCCTTCGTGACTAGACCGTCAACGGGGAACGTCACGCTAGCGGATGCCAACTCGCCTACCTGAGCATCCAGAGGCATCCACTCAGTGACAAGCACGTTGAACGTGTAGCTAGGGTTCGTGGAGCTAGCTGCGGTGCCGTTCGGCTTCACAACCACAGCGGTCGTGGACCCAATCAGCGGGTACAGGGTCGCCTCGACGGCAGACGCTTGGAAGTCCTGGTTGAAGTCGATTGCGACGGTGGAATCTTTGAGCCCACCAACACGACGCTTCGCGGTCTGACCGAACGTGGTGGTCTCGAGCTCATTGACGGATGTGGACAGGGTCACCTTGGTGATGTGCGAGGAAAGATCCACGCCACCGATGGAGACGACTGCGTTAGTGACGACGATAGCCATAGTGACTAATCCTCCTGAGGTTCTGCAGCAGCTGCGCTGTTGCGTTTGGTTGATGTTTCTTCAAGGTGACCGGAACTAACCAGGTGCTCAACGCTGATACCTGGTAGGTCTAGGTCTATGTCAGCGAGGGTTTCCCCAGGCTCACGCTCAAGGACCCGATAGGGTCCGATGATCTTGTAAGGCATGTGCGCTCCTAAGCGTTTACGTTGACGTTGAATTCACAAGACAGATAGACGTTGTCGCCCAACGACACGGGACGAACCGCCAACATGTCATTGACTTTCACGGTGCTACACACACCACCAAGGGTCTGGTCATCTTCGAGCGCTGCACGCACCGAATACACACCATCCCAAGACATCCACCCGTCAAGAGAGCGTTGCGCAGACCGATCGCCCATACGACCACCGATAACCGTCACGATGAACTCCCATGACGACAACCCGCCACGCATCGCACGGTGATACGTCACCGACTGCACCTGAATCACACCAACCGGTGGGTTCAGCTGCTCCGGCAAATGATCAGCGACACGCAAACCCTGAACACGTCCAAGCGCTCGAGCAAGCCCATCTTGAATATCAAGCCCAGTGCCGGCCATTATGCCACCACAAGCACACGATACGGGGCCAACATGCGCTGCACATCAGGATCAATGCTGCGGACAGTTATCGCACCAAGGTCACCGAAACCAGCGACACCAAGCAACGAATCACCGCGCTTCACCAAACGGCCAGCGAGAATGATGCAAGCTGACTGCACTGGTTCTGGCACAGCCGGCCAACCCCAACGGGCTGTGACCTGTACACCAGCAGGAGCGACGTTCGTAGGCAGATAACCACTGGAAGTGGTGCGAATCATTGTGATCGGCACACCGCGAGACACAGCGTTCAACGGTTCAGCCTGATAATCAGCGGCACCCAACGTCGTCGCATACGTTCCGTCACCGGCACTGTCAGTCTTCACAACAAG